CAGTAAAAACATTTCAACTTCGAACACAATAGTTTCTCAATTACATTTTCGAGAGATACAAATAAATCATTTTGAAATACCTTTTTTTCAATGTCTTGTCGTCTATATCCCGCAATTTTATTTGTTAATTCTTTTAAAATAAGAATACGGTGTTCCACATTAGAATCTTCCATATTCAAATACAATTTTGATATTTCGCAAAACTGATACGTCTGTGTGAAACAATGCTCCGGTAAATTCCATTTTTCACACGATACTCGCTTTAACTCTTCCGGTTTCATATAAATTTTTTTGCACTCGGATTCAGATTGTGTATCTTTTTCGATACACTTTTTGTTGAATACTGTTCTTACTTTTTTTCCAGAGACGTTGATATTTTTTATCATTTTTAGAAAACAAAAACAAATAATTTTAGATGAATTTTAGATGAATTTAGAAATAGTCAAATTTAGAAAATAGTATAATAATATATTTTAACAATTATTATAATTTTATAAATTATTTTATATACTATACATATAATAATATAGTCTATAAAAATGAATAATAATATGCTTGATACACTTTTCGGGCCGCTGACTCGTGAATACTGTTTGTATTATTACGGCTTTTCCATCTTTTTTTATGTTTTGTTTGTTTTGGTAACTGTATTTTCTCTCTATAGTTTATTTTCCAGAAAGTTTAGTTTTGGACTATTGCTGAGTTTGTTTATGAGCTGTTTTACATACTTTTTAGCATATTTTGTTTCCCGTTTGTCATATTCCATGTGCGTTGGTAGTTTGGCTCCCTCCACTGCTGCATCGCCAATGCATTTGTTTTAAAACAATATTAAATATTCAAATATTTATATTTATATTTAAATATTTATATAATATCCAAATCAAATGAATACTTTAACAAGGTTAATAACAAACAAGGATAGTTTTGATATATTTGGTACAAGTATTTTGCATGTACATAAAACGCTTGGTCTAACATCATTATTACTTTTTTCTATCCAGTTATTCAACATGTATACGCTGGTTCCCGGCGACCCGATGTCACTCATTTACATTTCACCACACCTTATGCTCGCCTTATCTGCAAAAATATTTCACGTTCCTACAAAACGAACTTCTAATAAAAGTACAATTCATGAAGAATATAGAATGCATACGATTATATTTTCATTTAGATCTATATTCATCTATTTTTTACATTGGCTGAATATAACAAACTGGTTTTGTTATTTTTTTGGAACATTTATATGGCATATCATGGCCGACCGCGTTACTATACTTTACTTTGATGAAAATGCTGGAACAACGATTCGAGGAAGAACCGACTATGATGGTTATGAAAATATACATCCAGTCATTATAAAAACAATGAGATACATCGCCAGTCTGTTACAATATGCTATAATATATTATTTAGCAATGCCGCATCTTGATATTAAAACATTTAAAATTCGTTATATATCACTTATTGCAGTACAGTTAACAGCATTTATTAAAACATTAATATTAAAGCGTTTTTTCCCTTCATACTACTCAGGCGTTTTATATGGAATTATTATATTTGTATCTTTTTCTTATGCTACTTTAAATTTAAATTTTATAGTATCGGGGGCAATATTCAGTATAATGAGATTTCATTATAACTGTAATAAATATGTATTGTGGTCATTTATTGTTGGACTCAATTATTATTTGGAAACATACCATAAAATGTCTCCTTGATAAGTTATGAAAAATATTTATAAATGCCACCCACAATCCATGCGGCATTTATAATAATCGACTGATATTGTTTTGACGCGACACAAACGACGAATAGCCAGATGCACCTAGTGTGTTTAATATAAAATCGACTGTTTATTTAAAGGAACGACATACGGAATTAATACCAAAATACTTCCAATCCAACCAACTCCTTCTGATACATACTTTATACGCTTATCAGCAATTGTATGAGTATATTGTTAATGTTATTACCGGAATTTTCTTCCATTATTTTCAACAACATTTATAGTAGTTACATTTTTTTCCATTTTATTTTTATTATACACATTTATTTTTTTATCACGTATATATATTTTATGTATTTTGTAAATAAATTATTATATATGAAATAGATTTAAACTTTAATTCATATATATATATATATAAACGACGATCAAGGTCTAATAAATACTTTTGATATAAATAATGGAGACTACAGCTACAGCGACAACAGGTACACTCATACATGAAGCAAACAACGAAAATACAAATAATAATGTTAAAATATTAGAAAAAGAAAGCGAAGAATGTGTCGAACTTAGAAATATAAAATATAAATCAATGTTACTAAAGAAAACAAATGTAAAACAACTAACAAAATGTAACTCAAATGTTGATATTGATTCATTTCTTGATAAAGAAAGAACACAGAATAAGGAAGATCAGTGGGCAAAATTAGATAAGTCAATGAAGATGTCAAAAATAGCCGCATTTATAGAGAACTATTCTAAAGAAAATAATCTCCATGAAAAAGATAAACATTCTCTTAATGAATTTTTACTTTTTTGTATTGAACAAAAAAAACTAATAAAAACAAAGGATGTTATTTATGATAAAGTGAATGGAATCATAACATCAATTCCTTGCTTATTATACACTCCAACACTTAATAAAAAATTCACATTAAAACGATGTGAAAAAAGACCATCTACTCTAAGCTCACTTGCTCCAAAAAACAAAGCAAGCAGAAAATCAGTACAGTCAAAATCAGATGATAAAAAAGATAATTAATACATACGCATATATGCACATGTATTCATACCTCGCCACATAATTTATTTATCTTCTTCATTACCTCATTTAATGTGCGTTTTATATCTTCGACATCTTGTGTAATTTTAAAAAGATCGGGTGTGGGAGTGAGAATGGGAATGGAATCATTATTTTTATTCCCATTATTTTTAGAATGTTCATATTCATATTCATATTCATATTCATTTTTATTTATTTGTTCATTTTCTTTCTCGTTCCTTGTTTTTATTTTTTTCAACTTATTAAAAATAAAATCTATATTGTCATCGTCTATTGTTGTGTTTTGGTTATTTTCAACATGATCAATAATATGTATTTCATTTTCAAAACTAACGCGTTTTTCGCCTTCTTTCACAGTAACCTCATCAAATTGTGTTTTTTTTATCGGCGAAACCAATGATGAAGATGAAGTATTCGTTGTTAAAGTAACATTTTTTATTTGTTCTAACTCTCTTTCTCTTGACGCTAAAGCTTCTGCAAGCAAACGTTCCATATCATTTCCAATCGGTTTATCATAAATATCATCTGTAAATTTAATTTCTTCTGGCTTTTTTAACTTTAATATAGAAGACATTTCTTTCTCTTTTTTATTTAGTTCATTTTGAAATTGACTTTGACGCTCTTTCTGTAAATCTTCAGCTCTATAAATGGTTTCCAGTTGTGGTATCTGTTGTTGTTTCTTTAACTGTGTTTGCTGAGGATTTTGATTAAAAAGTTGTTGCTGTGACTGTTGCTGCGATTGTCTTAATGAATCTATTTTTTTACATATAACAACAACTGCCTCTTTATTCATCGCGTTCAAGTTTATTGGTTGGTTTGATTTCCGATAGTGTTCGTTTACATCATGAATAACCTGTTCAAATATCTCTTTAATATTTTGCACATGACTATCGTGTATTCCTGTAAATTTTCCACCACCATGCAAAACGCTCCATAAAAGTGCCTTATTCTCGTTTGTCGAAAACGAATTTAAATTCATTTTTTATGATGAAATACAACTACCTTGAAATTATAAATGAACATATCATCAAATCTTTATTATTTTTTATATAAAATTAATAAAGAATAATAAAAAATAATAAAAATAAAAGAATATTTGAACCTATAATAATTTTATAAATTTTAAAACAAAATATTGAAGCAGATGATCCGTTTTACATTCTTGAATGTGTGTTGTATATTCAAAAAAATCTAAAAATTTATAAGTTATATATTCGGGATGGTGTTGAATAACATAATTTAAAAAATTTTTTATAATATTCTTGCGCTCAATATTGTAGTGTAGACTTATTTGATTTAATTTATAAATAATATCAGCAGGGTTTATTTTATTTTTCAACATTGTAAGCACATTTTTCCATACATCATTTGTTAAAACTTGGCAATTATAAAGCATGTGCTGATTCGATTGCATGTAATTAATCATACTTCGAATATCAGAATTAAAGTGGCGCTGTATGGATGTTAAAATCTCCAAACTTGCATTTAAATTTTCAGCCCTATTAATTTTTTCTAAAAAGGATATAATTTGGCAATCGGGTAACATGTTAAAACGCATTCTCACAAATTCAGTTTGAAGTGCTTCATCTATTCTACTAATGTAATTACATATTAAACAAAAACGAACATTTACTGTGTCGTTATAATTGTTTAATAAATAACGTAATGCCAGTTGTGCATTTTTTGTCATATAATCAACTTCATCCAATATAACAAATTTAATACCATCTCCAAACATTGACTTTGACGTGACAAACCCACTGATTTGATTTCGTATAATGTCGATACCTCGTTCATCAGATGCATTTAAATGAATCATCAGTCCTTTATTTTTTTGATCGTATTTTTCTTGATATGCATTAATAATGTTAATAATAGTTGTTGTTTTCCCGGTCCCCGGTGGCCCATAAAATAATAAATTTGGGAAGTAGTTGTTTTCAATGATCGATTCAATTATTTTTTTATTTATGTCATCTAAAACAATATCATTAAAATTCGATGGTCGATATTTTTCAACCCACGGCGTTGAATTATTTATTTTCATATTACGAGTATCATTATCATAATCTTGATACATATCTTTCATAATATGAGTTTTATCGTTATCAAGAATTTCCATATTTTGAACTTATTGATTATTTATAAAATAAACTTTAACTCGTATTTTATAAATAATTTATTTTTATCTTGTTATTTTTTTTGTTTTCTTGACCTTGGTTTTGCCTTTGATCGTTTTAATTTTTTGGATTTCGACCTCGCTTTCGCCTTCTTTGATTTTGTTCGTTTACCACCAGCCCCATTCCAGTTTGTTTGAAGTTTTTCATTCATTTTTTGTAATAGCAAAAGATTCAGACGCGCCATCTCATCTTCATACACTTTATTTGGAATCGTATCTCGGTTTAACTTGTATGATAATTCAGTATATTCAATTTCCTTATTTAGTCTTTCAATCGAATCTTTTTCTAAATTACTTAACTCTGCTTCAAGGTCTTTTAATTTTTCCCGCATTTATTCTTGTCGTACTCGTTGTTCCTCTTCGGAAGACCCATTCATTTCAAAACCCCCTTTACTTTTTTCTGGGGTTGTTGTTGATGATGAAAATAAACCTTTTAGCCATTCCATTTTTTTATAAGTATATATTTATCTAAATATTATATTAATATTATGAATGAATAATATTATATTATTCATAAAATTGAATTAAAAAGATCTTCAATTCTATCTTATAAAATAAATAAACACATTGATAAAAATGGAACCGAATTCTCCTTTACATTCTGGATATCTTGAACTTATCCTTGGACCAATGTGGTCTGGAAAGACATCAATGCTGTTAACGTATTATCGACAATTTTGTTTTTGTAAGCTCAATGTTTGTGTTATAAATTTCAAGGCCGATGATCGTTATTCTGAAACCATGCTTTCGACGCACGATAAACAAATGATACCCTGTATCATGGGTTTTTCAATGAAAGAAATTATGAAAGTAGAGGAAAATGCTAAAAGAATCAATGAGTGTGACGTGATACTCATAAACGAAGGTCAATTCTTTCATGACATTGTCGAATTTACAACAAAAATGGTTGAAGAAATACATAAAAAAGTTTACATTTGTGGTCTCGATGGAGATTTTAAACGAGAAAAAATTGGAAAACTTCTCGACCTTGTTCCTATGAGTGACAAGGTTACAAAATTGCGTGCGCTTTGTGGACAATGCAAAGATGGAACTCCTGCACCATTCTCCTTCCGAAATTCAAGCAGCACTGAACAAGTCGTTATTGGCGCAGATGACATTTACATTCCACTGTGTAGAAAGTGTTACCAGATAGAAAACTCAAAGAAATAAATATAACTTCATTCAACTTGTCATAAATTCAGCAGCTAGTTTCTCCGATATTTTTTATGCGTTCTTCTTCTTGTCCGAGGTGTCGTCTTTGTCCTTGTTCTTGTCATTGTATGTAATCGCCCCCTGTCTTTACGTTTTGAATACGATGGAGAAAATTTATTGACATCCCTTATTTTTTCATCGAATTTTTCAGCATTTTTCCCTTTTAATTCCTTAACTTTATATTTTTCAATCGGATTATAACTCAAAAACCATTCTTCATACTCGCGCGTCCCCTTTTTATCTTTCAGTTTTTGAAACATGTGCGATTTTACATCCTTGATGTCTTTGAGCGTAACCTGTTTACCGATGCACGGCTTGGAAAATCGTTTAAATACGCCATCATTATTCGTCAAGTTATCATATTGCAAATCATAAATGTATTGACTCATACACAGCAGCCTGTCTCGATCATAATACGGACGATTAATATAAAGAAACAACAAGTAAAAACTTAAAATGGTGTCCGTAGTTGCAATATTCACATCCTTTCCTTGAACGCGAACAACGTTGTAATTATGACAAGCACCGGGAGACGGCTCGTATATAAATGCAACAGTTTTACCATCCACCACAATTTCATAGTGCTCTGAAACATGCTCTCCAAAGTCTTCTTTTTCTTCCACTATCACATGATGAAAGTGTCCAGTTTTCTCCAGTTTGTCTTTCAACCTGTGTGCTGATTTTTTAGCATGTTCTGACAACAAATCGAATGATGGCACAGAAGAATATAGAATGGCACGGTCAGCTTTCTTTAAATGCTCGGAAAATAATGCACACGCATATCCTCCAAAAAATACCAGCTTTTCCGATATGGCTTCATCGCGCACAATATCGAAAATTTCTTCCTCTTTTTTCGACGGCGCTGAACTTTTACCCGTTGCCTTTTTCAAACAGTTGTCTCCTTTCAACGGAAAGTTCTTGTTGAAAAGAAGCAGACGTTTGTATACCTTTTCCCAACGACTCACATCGCCGTCTGGACGCGACAGTTCCAAATACATCGACATTCTCAAAAAATTGATTGGCGCGTACAAGATTCCTTTACGTTCGATTGCTTCGCGCATCAAACTCTTAAACAGTTCCGGTTCAATAAATGTAATATCGGCAACGCCAATGAAATTCACAAACACCTTGTATGTTCCCGTATGCATTCCAGATTTCGCTTCCACGTCATTAAATCCTTTTTTATAGAATATATCCGCCAATTCTTTGGCGTCATCCAGCGAATGCGGCGAAAAAAAATCATAGTCTGGAATTTCTCTCTTCAAATCATAAAATTGATCCTTTTCTGGTAAAACATTATTTATCGCAGTTCCTCCATAACAAATGAGCTTCTTACTTATTAAAAACTGCTCCACAATGGAAATGATTTCCTGAATGGTTGGATTGCTCACCAGCGTTTCACCTTGTGACACTTCAATCTCCTTTTGCGACTTTTTCAGTATCTCTAAAGAACGCTCTACCTCCTTTTCGCTCATTTATTCAAATAATTATGTATAATTACTATATTACTATTATAAAATTTTTTTTATAATAATAAAATTTTTTATAATGACAATTATAATAAAAATTGATTTCTAAATGATAAAAATTATTATACCAAGAAATAGAATAGAATATAGAATATACCAAAAAAAATAAATCATGCAAGAAGCACGTTCATGGAAAAGTATTAAGAAAATTTGCGATAAAATTAAATCTAAATTGCCAAGTAGTGTCCAAACAAAACTAAAAAATATAAACAAGGCGGGAACATGCCCAATCTGCACAACAAAACGCGTGAGTCAAACCTCGAGAATAATATTAGACTATCTACATGTAATTAAAAATAATCTCACACTTGATCAACTTCAAACGCATGTGAACGGAGTTGTGGTTGATATTCCATTTCGACAATACGAGCGCATTCGAGATACAGATAAAAGTGTGTTGAGTCATCTCGATCAATATTTACTTGACCATATTGGCGGAATGTCAACACAACGCGTTGTTTCAATTATCACTCTGGTAAAAGACAATGGATCATCAGGGTCATCTTTACAGCGCATTGATCTCGAGAGATTAAAAAAAGAAATCGAAGTGCGCAATTGGAAACCGGTGTACGACATAAAAGAAATAGATGGCGTAAAGGTAAAACATAAAAATAAGGGTAACATGAATTGGGGAGGGCATTACTTTTACAACGTATCCGGCGGTTCTAAAAAAAGTTTTAAAAGCCATAAATTACAACCCCAGATTTTTACAACATCCAAAGGGTTTATGTCAAATGACGGTGTAGTCACCGATATCATATCATCACTAATTTGGCAGTTACTTTACATTCATGACCTTTCAATATATATTCTTGACGAGGACATTTTTAAATATAAACAACTACTTGAAGACTACTTGAAATCAAAAATATATATGGGAAAATCATGCTTGGAATATTTAAATGAACTGAAGAATATTCATGATGGAAAACTTATAAGTCCGATTACTCGCGAATACATTTCAATTCACGCATTTGATTGCGATAAAACATTGAATAAAGATGATCAAGTCAACATAAGTCATAATGACGCAGTAAACAATCACAGAATTTGCTGGTGCGAACAACAAAATGTCATGTTGTCTGACTATCGTCCCGGAAACTTATTTTGGGACACCCATCTCGGAAACATGCAACAACAATCATTTACAATTCAACAGTATTGGAACGAAATAGAAAAAAGACTCGGGTTGTTCAAACTTCAAACAAACCAACTTCAATCAAAACAGTAAACATTCTCGCATTCATTGTATTCATTCGACTTCAATCTCTTCTAATTCGCACTCATGGCTCGTAATATTTTTTACAATGCACTCCCGAAATAAATCTTTACGCAGTTCAAATCCCACACCAATTCGACCCAACTTTTGCGCTGCAATCGCCGTCGTAAAACTTCCTGCAAATACATCTAACACAATTTCTCCGCGATAACTGTAATAATACGTGCTCATGAGCGGAATATCCATCGGAAACGGCGCAGTATGTCCCAGCTTGTTTTCTTTTTTATTATTTATTTTAATCACCGGCGACAATTTCCGAATATCCCGTCGCCATTCTTGAACCAGCTCCTTCGGAATCATATTCTCTTGCTGCCGAAATGGATTTTGAGTCATGATTGTTTTTAAAGAGAACCGCTTTCCCCTATCCGACTCGCTGCGTTCACACTGCGGATTCTTGCACTCCCATGAACGCAGTCCGCGAAACGTGTAACTATTACTCTTTACATTCAAACTGCCGCAATCGTTGCACGGATACTTGATGTCTTTTTCTAGACGATGCTTGTGAAAGATGAGAATGTGCTCGTAACAATTGCACGCATATTGAAAGAAGGGGAACGGTTTATTTCCATTTTTATGACGCGAACTTTGGACCTCGCCCTTGTCCCAAATAATGTCGTCCACATACGTAAATCCGCATTCCTCAAACATGGTTATAAAATACGCAGGCAGCGGTATTTTCCGGAATCCAAATGCATTGATTTTATCCATTTTATCATTGTCTACCACGTCACTTACATTGAAGACAAATACGCGATGATTATCCAACACTCGATAGCATTCCAATATTATTTCACGCATGTCATCCAAATACGCCTGCAGATTTGGCCATGTGGAATATTCGCGCGCATTATAATACGGCGGGGAAGTCACAATGTGTCCAACTGACTCACTCGGAAGGTTTCGTAGTGCTTGTAAACATCCACTCCAAACCACTTTTACTTTGTTCGGATCTGAGGTAAGTCGATTCAATAGCTGGTAATTTGCAGATGGTCGTGTTTCTTCATTGAATTGTTGTTTGATCATGCAGCGATACGCATCGATAAAATTATAAACATTTTTTTCTTGATTTTCTGGATCAATGAAATACCTACTTTTCAACTCTTCAAGCTGTTCTTCATTTTTACATATTTCTTTTAAGTATTCATGATTCGTTTCAACAAGATCAGTGGAATCTTCTTTTGTATCAAGTTTCGGGGGTTTCGGTTTAATCATAATTTTTCTTTTTTCCTTTGATTCTTCTTTTAATTCTTGCATTAAAACATGCGCGTTTCGTTTGTTACTTATTATTCGCCATATATCTTTATTTCAATTTTTTTAATTATTTTTTCTATCAAAATAAAAATAATTAAAAAATATTACTATGGTTAAATCGTAAAACTGTACATGTTCGACTGTAACGGTCGACTTGCAAACGACAACTGCGGGTTCTGCGGCGTCGGCGCCTGAATTGTTTGAGGAACAAACATTAAATTCGCCGGTTTAAGTAAAAATGCGCTCTTCATCGGCCCCGATTCAAACCACTCATTGTATACTGTCAAGTTTCCATCTCTCAAAAGTTGAAATGATTGCGCCATGCACTGACACCCTGCTAAAGACGGCGGCATCGGATCATAGTTTTGCGCCGACATCGAAGGATCCGGAAGAACAATTGTCATATATTGTTTATTGAACGACGTTAATTCCGTAATATCCGGACTGTTTAAAACATTGAACACGGTCAAAATTCTCAAAAATGCATTGCTCGTCAAATTCGTGATTTCGTACATGCGCTCCGCACCCGGCTGATACAACAGTGGATTACTTTCTACAATAATCACAACTTTTCCGGCAAATTTATTTACCGGTTCAGCACAAATGTTTTTCCCGCCAAATTCATGATTATACTCCGGAATCAGTCGGTCATTCAGGTTCGACTTAATACTGTCCGCCATACTGTTCAGTATGTCAACGTCGTTGGTTTTAATTCGAAACAGTAGAAGCAGCGGGTCATTCGGATTAGGACACACATTTGAACTGGGACTAAACGCCGATGTCGCAACTGTGCTTATGGCTTCATCAAATGGTACTGAATTATACGTTTCCTTAATACACTTGTCGTCACTTAGAGAAGTGGAAATAATTGGCTGCCCATTTTTACCGTATACTTCGAAATCCAAACATCTGCATCCCATTCGGATTGCATGCTGAAGCGCGCAAACACTTACATAGTCGTTCGAAAAATTACCCGTGGAACAAGAGTTGTATGCCGTTTTTACATAATAATCTCTCAACAAAAACTGAGAAGACGGATCAGAAGAAGCCGTTGTTATCCAACTTGAATTTAGCGGCGCTGTCTTTTTACCGTTTAAACGCCTGCAGCTCTTTGGAAGCAGCGTCATTTTATGATACACATAATACACAATGCATGCCGCTATAAATATAACTAGCGTAGTTCCGATAACATGAATGAGCGTTGTATTATCCGTTTGTGAAATATATGATTTTAACTGTAGTTTTAAGCTATTGGCTGCATTCGCAACACCTGAAATCGCCTCGCTCCCTGGAGTTGTTGTTGACATTTATTTTTTTATACTTTACTTTTTTTCAAATATATTTTAATTATTGTCTATGAATTATAAATGTAAATGTATATAAAATACTAAATCTTATATTTTACATATATTTTAAATTATTGAATTATATGTAATTATTTAATTGGATGAATTACAATTTAAAATTATTATGTCTACATTATATAGCATTTTATTTATATCTCTCTTCTCTCTATTTAATATTTCATAACTAAAATAAATCATGGCAGGAGGTTTATTAAATTTGGTCGCATACGGTAACCAAAACGTCATTCTCAATTCCAATCCTAAAAAAACATTCTTTAAAACAACTTATGCAAAATATACAAATTTCGGCTTGCAAAAATTTAGAATCGATTTCGATGGCCAACGAAATTTGCGGTTGAATGAATCTTCTAAATTTACATTTTATATTCCACGATATGCCGAGCTGCTGATGGACACGTATCTGGTTGTCACGCTACCAAACATTTGGAGTCCTATTTTACCGCCTCAAAGTTGTGGGCAGTCCTGGACGCCTTACGAATTCAAATGGATCGAAAATATTGGCACACAACTTATCAAAGAAATCACAATATCGGTTGGCGGTCAAACACTCCAAAGGTTAACAGGCGGATACTTGCAAGCGCTCGTAGAGAGAAATTTCAACGGAACCGAGCGCGACTTGTATAATCGTATGACCGGAAATATTCCTGAACTGAATAATCCCGCATTTTTTTCATCCAATAATGGAAAATATCCCAATGCCTTTTATAATTATACGAATGATCCGGCAGGAGTTGATCCATCTATTCGCTCCCGAAAACTGTATATTCCTATTAATGCGTGGTTCACTCTTAGTAGCAAAATGGCATTTCCGCTAGTTGCTTTGCAGTATAACCAGCTTCAAATCGACATTACGCTGCGCTCCATTCGCGAACTGTTTGTCATTCGTGACGTTTCAAATCCGGCCACCGGTAGTGCTACCGCCGCACCCAGCACCACAAACGCGGAACCACCGTATTTCCCGGAATACGTTACACCAAATTACATTCAACCCAATTTCAATGATAATTTGCAACAATTTTATCGGTTTATTCAGCAACCTCCCAATATTGAACTGGATTACGGCACTTCCACACGCAGCGACTGGAATGCCAACATTCATCTCATGTGCACGTATTGTTTTTTGTCGGCGGACGAAGCCAAACAATTCGCAACCGTGCCGCAACAGTACTTGTTTAAATCCGTGTATCAATGGGATTTTGAAAACGTCACAGGCAGCCGTCGCGTATGGCTGCAAAGCACACTCGGCATGGTGGCCAGCTGGATGTTTTATTTTCAAAGGAGCGACGCGTATTTACGAAATGAGTGGGGGAATTACACGAATTGGCCTTACAAGTATAAACCGGATGGTCTCGTCCCAGCTCCTCTTGGTTTAAGTCCAATTATATGGAATTCACAGTGCCCTTCTTATCCGAGTAGTTTTGGACCAGGATTCAATCCAGCGTCATTAACCGTTACTCCGCCGATTTCTGCAAACACCGGTTACTTTATTACGCCTCCATTCAGCGTTCAAAATCAAAAAGACATTCTTTTAAACCTGGGTATTTTATTGGATGGCAAATACAGAGAGAATTTGCTGGACGCCGGAATTTATAATTATTTAGAAAAATATACCAGTAGTCGCGGTTCAGCGCCCGATGGCCTTTATTGTTACAATTTTTGCTTGAATACTGAACCTAGCGATTTTCAACCTTCCGGCGCAATCAATGCCAGCAAGTTTTCAACCATTGAGCTTGAATTTACCACGTTTTATCCGCCGCTTGATCCAGAAGCGCAGTTTCTTACCATTTGCGATCCAGAAACCCAAGTTCCTGTCGGCGTAAATAAACCGACATGGAGAATTTACGACTACAATTATAATTTAACGGTTTTTGAGGAGCGTTTCAATATGCTGACATTTGTTGGCGGAAATTGCGGTCTCATGTATGCAAGATAAGATAAATTGAAAAAATATTTTGTTTGATTTTATTTCACAGTGTTTCTATTATTTCGAGTATTTCAAGTCATACATCATCATGACGACAACAATGACAACAACAACAATGACGCAAAAAGAATTGGGTAGACTTCAGCGAACCATGAACGAGCTACTTCAAAACGGAAAAATGGATGAGTTTCGTGTCTTGCTGAAAGAGCATGAAAAATTGATTGATACGACGCGAGAAAAGGGCATTATTACCATGGTGCTACGATTTGCAATTTCGGAACACGATGATGCGCGCATTGCTTCCGTATTTGACCGGCTTTCCATGAAACGCGACTACTTTGCACTCATGATTTATAATCCTGATCCCAAATACTGTGTGCATTTGTTCACGCGATACATTGATGTCGCGCTTCTCGATGCCAAAGATGTCCGATTCATGATTGAAAACCGACTCGCGTTTCTGTTTCGTTACTTGGACGGTAAGTTTTTGTATGATTCTCAAACGACAGCAGGCAACAGTGGCGAGTTGGTTGAATCTGAATCAGGTTTGTCCACAAGTTTATCCAGATACACACTTGAAGGATGTGAGCACTACATTCAAAAAATTGTAACCCAAATAGAAAAAGACCCAAAAAATAAATCCCAACAGCATGTGGCTGTTCTGAAACAACTTGAAAAAGCCCCCATGTACGATGCAATCATTGACGGTGGAAACGTTCTGCATTCTTATAACGGGAATCCGAATCCCGACGATTTGAACGCCATGATTCAACTTGTCCGTCGAAGCGGCTGTAGCCCACTTGTTGTCATCCACAAATCACACACGGACGAACGGCGCAATCCGTCCTACGCTCCGCGCATCAATGCCATTCTGCGCGACGTGCCCCACATTACAACCCCCGCCGGATTAAACGATGACTTGTTTATTCTGTTGGCATACTTGATGCGACTCAATAAAGAAGAACGAAAAAATGGTTGTCGAATTTCAATCATTACGCGCGACACGTATACCGACCATATGGACAAATTCAAACGCGCAGAAAAGAATGTGTCGGACGACTTCGGAAAATACTTGGCGAATGATCTTGTTCCATTTGTGAATGATGGTGGCGGGAACATGTACTTCCGCCTTCAACCCATGATTTCTGGTTGCATTCAAATCGTTGAACCGTCTACAGCATACATACCATACATCTCACCAACTTCATCTCATCGTCGTTTTCAAAAAATACAAATATAAAATCCAAAATATGAAAAAATCCAAAATATGAAAATATAAAATGATAAATAAAAATAAAAATAAAAAAAACGAATATTTTTTTTTATATAAAAAAAAATATACAGAAACTATATAAAAATATTAAGATGATCACGACTCGCACGAAATGGGCATGGCAATCCTCAACCAACACTCTTTCTTTACAAACAAACGATCCTTCAAACGATCCTTCATTGTATATACGTTTTGGGAATTTCGTAAATCACTATGTAACTATTCAAGGAAAAAATAAAAATGGTAGTCATGAATGTATGATTCGAAAAGTGACGAAGGTTGTTCATAACGATGGTTATATTACAATGACACTATCAAAGGATAAATTAAAAGCCAAAACGGGAGACAATGAAGCAATACAAGCTTTACAAGGATTTACTATAGATGGTAAATATACATTCATCAAGTTGGACCCTTGTCTAACTTCTTCACCTAAGTCTGTTAATGTTATAGCAGTAGCGAAAGCAGGAAAGGGAGATAAAGCTTTAGTAGCATTTAAGACTGTACCTTTCCAATTTACAATAGATAATTATGAGGTAGCGAGCATAAATCTAAATACGATTATTACAAATAAGGGAAACATGGTATTAAGATACGCAAAACAAGCTGTGTCTTTAGAAAGTATAAAGCAAGGAAAAAATGAACATAATTTTGTGGCAACTTTAGATGCGAATGAGTTAGGGTTAGATTTGTTACAACATATATTTCGTTTTGTGGGGGTAGTTTATTCACAAGCCCTTTTAAAATCTGCAAATTTAAGTTGGATATATATTGATGACGAAAATGGTAGAGTTACAACAACCAACAGTAATTTAACATTAGTCTACAAAGGTGAAGTGAATGGAATTCAAGGATATATTATTCAAAGTGCTGATGGTGCAATTGTAGGAAAAACTTTCACAGGTGGAGAATTGTATTATGATACAATGCATGAAGCTATTAGTATATCTATGAATACAAAAACCATATATGAAACTGATGGTAACGCCGCATTCTTTAGTTTATCTACTAATCTTCAGAAATCATCTCATAAAGAAAATTATTATTATGGAGCAATTTCTTATACTGAAACACCAAGTGCAAAAATAACAAAGGGTGAGAGTGGATATGCTGGATTATTAGTATATTTCTTGTATAACGATGTAAATGAAAATATGCAAAAACTAATTGGTGCTATGCGTGAGTGGGCTGATAATATTAACAATGCAATTAGAAACGGTATGTTAATTGCTGATGCACAAATAAGTAGTGTATTTAATTTATACCGTTTAAGTACAGATTGTCCCGATGGCAGCGAGGCATGTTATCAAGATTTGGATTTTGTTTCTTTTATCGAGGAAATTGAAGATTTATTTAGTATTAACATAAGTGATGACGATGCTGACTCGCTTAAAATACAAACTATATCTGATCTTTTAATTATGTTACGTAGGTATGGTGTAATGATTTAATTAAATATTAGTGACAATAATCTATCTAAGCAACATGTGTAATTTAATCTTATCAGCAATGTCAAGTTTGCAAACAATAGATAATGGTATGTCGCTCATTGATGATAATAAATCATTATTAAATCATATTTTAAAAATTTTTAAATTTAATAAACAAATATTTTTTAACAAATATTTATTTATATTTAATAATAATATAATTATAATTTATAAAATATAGTTTATTATCGCATTCCTAAATTTGACACCCCTTTATAAAATCTTCTAATAATTCCATTCCATTTACCATCATTTAGACGCATCTTATGGACGCATGTCAAATAATAACAATTTTCATTTAGATTGTACTCTTTTTCTTCAATCAAATAGCTTTCACATGGTATATTTATAAAAGTATCGCACTCATAGTTGCCACAAACATATGTAATGTATACGCGATGCACTTTATCATAATGCGTGTTTAAAAACTCATTATATATTCCACTTCCACCAATGATCCATAATTCGTCATATTTACCACATTCTTCACAATGTGTTAAAGCATCATGTGTTGAAGAAAAAATATAACACGAGTTAAATTTTAAACTTAAGTTATTATTACGAGAAATAATAATATTTGTTCTATTTTTTAGTGGTCTTCTTATCTCTGGAATACTTAGCCATGTATTTTTGCCCATGAGCACTGCATTAAATCCTGCACCTGTCGTTCTTTTTGAAAATAATCTCATGTCATCTTTTAAGTGAGACCAGGGTAGTCCATTTTTTAGCCCGATTCCTCCATTTTTACAAATTGCAACGGCAATATTTATGATGGTCATTAAATATATTTTTATTTTTACCTAAAATATCTTTTTAACTTTATTTATATTTTTCCCTCTAATAAAAATTAAAATAAAAATTAAAATAAAAATTATAATAATATATATAACGCGAATGCAACGCCTACCTGCTAGTGCCCCAATCGATATTCATGTTTCTCGCCCTAAATTAACGGATGGTTATTTTAATAGTATTGATACTGTTATTGAAATAGATCCAAAAGCAAAAGAAATTTATAATGAATGTAGTAAGAACGATGTATCTTGTCCAGATACAGATTATTTAGCCATACCTAAAATAGAAAAATTAATATTAGAAGTAAAAAATATTGTTGAAAGTATGGTGGATACTCGTAGAGATGTAAGTGGTGACTTGAATACAATCCAAGAACTATTTGAATATGGTGATAGACCCAATAAAATATTAAGATTTGATCTAGATAAATTAAAAAGATGGTGTGAGTATTGGTTAGTGCCATATTTTAGAGACTATGATATTTTGAATGAAACTCAAACTTTAATTGAGTTGATGAAAATAATTGATCCCAAGGTAAAAGAAAGAGAACAACAAAGACTTGAAGAAGAAAGAAGATTGGCAATAGAAGAAGAACAACAAAGAGAAAGAACGCCGAGTCCAACAACCGTCCTTTTCGAAGGATTTGGAGGTAAAAAAAAATATTTGTCTCTAAAGCGTTCCTCGCGCAGAAATAAATCACATCGTAAAAATAGAAGTCGTCGTGTATCTCGATTTCGAGTTAAAAAATCATACAAAAATAAAAAATATATTAAGTAAACTCAGTTATTTTTTTCAAGTTTATAAGTTTAGTAAAAATATTTATTATTATTTTATACTTAATGTATAGTGTGCAAAATAAAATAATAATAAGTTAAATTTAAAAATACATGAAATTTAAGTTCGAATTTATTGTTTTCATCATTACTGCAGGACTTATTTTAAATACATACTATGACGGAAAATATTTTAAACTCGTGGAATCAGTGAATGCGCGAAAGTACATAAAAATGGCAACCATTGGATTTTTCGGACTCTCCATGTACCTCTTCATGAAAAAAAATCCCGTAAATTCACATAATATTATGGAGCATGCCAACGAGTTTATTAAATACATGCCAATTAGTCGCCAATCTGCAGACATGTTGACGCCTTTTTTTGATATGACAAACCAGCGCGCATTCTTTGGTCAAAATGAACAAGGAGGTAATTCTACTAATGGCGGCGGCGATGACGCCGCTTGGACAACTCGACGACAACAAAACAGTATCAATAAAATCATGACCTCCGGTAAAACGGGGGGTGGTGGTAATGGACCCACAAAACGCAGCGTCAGTGAATCCAAAAAGAAATTCGTTGCAGCTCAACAGGGGTGGAAATGCGGTGACTGTCAACGCCAACTTCCAGGATGGTTTGAAGTCGATCATAAAATCCGTCTTGAACACGGCGGATCCAACGCTGTCGATAATTTAGTTGCTTTATGCAGAGACTGCCACGGAAAAAAAACAGCATTTGAAAACTTTTAGATCATCATGAGAAAGAGAGATAGAGAGATAATATAAAAATATAAAAATATAAATATAAAATAAAAAAGATAAAATTATTTAGTCGTGTTTAAAAAATAAATAATTTTATATCATAAATATATCCTCATCCTCTATATCCAATCTCCATTCACCATCTAATACTGAATTAAAGAATATAAGAATATATTAAATCATAAAAAATGCAATCATCATCAGTGAATACCGATCCAGGAACTGTATCAACCTTGACCAAATTCATTTTCATCGCGCTCATATGCATCCTTATCAACATTCCCCTCTATTTTATGGACGAAACGTGGTTCGCCGGATTATTCACTGGTGCATGGACCGGCGCAGCAGTTTTACTGTTTCTTTACAATTACGCATTCAATCTCAACGTCACTTCATACAGTTTGTCCGCATTCTTCAATAACTACCTTCTCCCTATTCTAGTCTACCTGTTTTGGATCATATCAATTTACTGGTTGGTGACAGGTAACGCCGACTTGGCCGAAAATCCAAACGACAGCCAAACTTCAAGAAATATTGCAGCGGTGTTTACTGCAGTCATTCCATTTTTAGCAGTTGTTGTAACAATATTATACAAGTCGAATGCAATACACCTTGTCCCTTATGGAATCGCCGTGAGCATAGGTATATTCATTTTTGGACTGTTCTTTTATTATTTGAATGTATTAAGAATACGGTGTGACGGTGGTTCAGATTGCTGGGCTTACGCTGGATGGTCAACGTTTTTAGCATTTATTTTGACAACCGTAATTTTTGGTTTTCTATCTTACGTTCCAATTCCCGCATTTTTACGAATGTTTCAAATCTTTCCGAAAAACTTTTTAGAAAATATCGCCGCACCCATTACCATATTTTCCATCATCATGTATTTAATTGTCTGGATTTCAAGCATTATCGTATTTTTTCGCCACAATGAAACATTCGGAGATGAAGAAAGTGACCCGGTTAATGTCTCGTTTACAATTATCATGATTCTTTCTCTCATCATACTCTTTATAAAACAATTTGAATTTGCATCACGAATCATTACCCGGTTCATTCAATACATTATAAGCAGCGAATTTAATCCATGGTCCGTTTTATTGCACACCGCCATCATTTTCTTGTTTATTTTTTCAATCAACATTACAACAACATCATTAGATAAAACGGAATGGGCAAATAATCCTTCCGCACTAGCCATATTTATTTCTATTCTTGTTTTAATTCTATGTTATATAGGCATATTATATTACAATTACACACATTAATTGATTTATTTTTATTGATTTTTTTATTCTGTTATAATAAGTGTAGCATCCATTGTAACGTGATTCAAAACGAACTTTTATATAAACACAACATAAATGAATTCAGATGCAATTAAATTAAAAGCAATTCAAATGAAAGATGCAGTGGTTGACGTCGGGGTATCTTTTAAATATTTTATATTATTCATTATTCTTGTTTTTTTATCCATTTCAGCATATGGACTCAGTCACAATTTTATTAAAAATCAATGGTGGTTTTCTATCGCCGTCGTCATTATTTCTCTCTTCTCTCTGTTTTTAAAATTCATTTTAAATATTTCTACCCTTTACGTTCTCTTATTTATCTTGGTCGCAGTATCCGAACTGACATTCCTTGTTGATCGGTTTGCTGGCATCGTCATGACTGTTGTTACAGGTTCTCTTGTACTCTACATTCTCTACCTGACAATTTTCCGAGGCGAAAATGTAAATGCATCTGTAAACGCCTTCTTTAGCGACATGTCATTTTCTGATCCCATCTACACTTTGACTAAAATACTAACATTTGTTTGTAATTATTTTGTAAAAGGCATCTTGGTTCAACTCGTGAAAAGTTCGGCGCTTATTATTTTTCTACTGTATTTGGGTCTGGTAATGTATATTTACATGAAAGAACCTTATCAAGTGGTTTCAGATAACAAGTCCATATTCTTGTTCTTGTTTCTTTTTATTGGGTTTGCATTACTATCACTACTTGTCATGGGCTTGGAAGCATTTGTACCTTTTATTACATCCTTTATAAAATACACGATTGTTATCGGCATTGTGATCGGCATCATTCTTGCCGTTTTACACGTGTATACCAACGTTCCGATTATCGCAAACACGGTTTTATTCATTCTGAATATCGCCATTCTCGTCGGCATTTTGGCCATGGTTGTTCGATTCATTGGAGCAGAAGCACCCAACTACATTTCCGGTCCGCCCACATGGTCCAGTTTATTATTTAAAATTATTATTTATCTTCCTTGTTTATGCTTAAATTTGGCCGATTATTTTCGAGGCGAATTCAAATTAGCGCAACGACAATGGACCTATGTCATTCTTTTATTTTTTGAAATTATATTTATTGCATTGCTGTTCCTGCTTCCCAAAGTGTTTGATGCAGTCGTGAATCACAACGGCGAAGTCATACTTGATAAAGTACTGCCACTCAATGAACAAAGCGATCCGCTGGATATTACTACGCCCAATTCAGATAATAGCGCAACCGTTTCTTTAACCCCATCACTCATAGATAACGTTAAAACAAACACGCCGCATTATAGCTACGGTATTTCTGCGTGGTTTTACATTCATCCCGAACCACCAAAAAATAGCTATTCCTCTTCTGGTTCTTCCAATGGAATTAGCATTCTGAATTTTGCAACTGATTCAAATGGAACGAATATAAAAGGAGCACCACAAATTTTATTCAACCCAACCACCAATCAACTTATAATAAGTGTTCACACCGAAACAAATAACAATGTAACTGTTACCCTTCCGAATCAAATTTTATTACAACGATGGAACCACTTGTTTATTAACTTTAACAATAATGGCATCATGGATGTTTTTTTAAACAACCATTTAGAAAGTTCTACGCCAAACGTGATTCCGAAACTGCCCAAAACGTTGATTGTTGGGTCAAAACCGGGAGGAATATACGGCCAAGCTTGTAATGTCATGTATTATAAAGACGTCGTTGGAAGTCAAGGCGTATCTTGGATTTATAATACCCATAAATTATTAAACCCGCCACTCAACCCCAACTTTTAGAAATACTTTCATTTTTAATTTGTAGTTTACAAAAATAATTTATATATTTTTTTGTATTTTTGCAATTATTTTATAAATAATATATAATATAAAAATATAAATTATTGAATTAAAATATAATCATATTACAAAATTATAGTGAAATGGAATTTTCTTGGTCGACTCTCATCATCTTTATACTCCTTATTATCATCGTGTATTTTTTATGGTCCATGCTGTCTTCTTCTTCCTCTTCAAGTACCGTTATAAGCGGTCAACAGGATGCAAAAACGCAATCATCCGTTTCTATACCTGATAACAGCTACAGTTTCGCCCTTTCCGCCTGGATTTATGTATCTGAATGGGAGACCACTCCCGGAGAAAAAGCAATTCTGTCTTCAGAATCCGACGCATCACAAAAAAAACCTAACCTTCTTGTAAGTTTAGGAAAAGATACCAATGTATTAAACGTTACATTAGGAAGCACAGACATTCCCGCAATTCCAAACATTCCACTTCAAACCTGGGTCTCCATCATTCTAAATATAAACAATGGAAGTTCCATCGACATTTACATCAACGGAAAACTGGTGCAAACAAGCGCTTTACAAGGTACGTGGAGTTTGAACGCTGGTTCACTCTATGTCGGTTCTAAAACTGGTTTTGACGGATTCATTACCATGGCTACATTTCATAAAGCTCCGCTTGGACCGCAAGATGCATGGGACACATATTCCAGCGGATACGGGGCCAGCGGCTCAAGTTCAGTAACCGATTTCTTCAACAAGTACAAGGTTCGTTTCGCTTTTGTAAAAGACAATGTTGAACTGAATCGTCTCGACATTTAAAAGACACAAACACATAAAAAATATTGAATGTAATAATGTATAAACGATAAAAAAATTTTAGATCTGATAAAAACAATATACGAAAATTCATATTATTCTAATCATCAAATTAAACAATTAATTCAAAAAAAATAATTATTAATACCAAATTATATTATATTATTTCATATTAATAATAACAAATAACAAATTTTACATCAGTTTTAATATTATATTATCAATTCAATAATAAATAGTAAAAGAAAGAATAAATATATTTTCAAAAATGTTATTTTATGGAAAAGAAATTGATTTTACAACCATTATTTTGATGGTTATTTTCATTTTAGCCATCTATATTTTATTCTCTTATTATCAACAACAAAAAGACTCTATTCCAATCATTATTACATCGAATCCGGCGACAACGGTTAACACTGTCGCCATTCCTGAAAATATCCAGTTGAACAACGGCGCATTCGCGCTTTCCATTTGGATCAAACTTAACTCTACCATTCAGCTTTCACCCTCGTCATCATCATTCAACTTGTTACAGGTAACAAAAAAAGGCGGAACTTCGCCTTCACCCATACGTTTGAGTCTTGATTCCAGTGGAAACCTCGTTGTTTCGACAATATCGTCAACTACAACCATTATACTGTTTCCCATTGCAGAATCCGTAAACGTCGTTTTAAATTATAATGGCGATGACGATATTGATCCTGATAAAACTGAAACCGTTTACGATCCAACGACGAATAAAAATATCCCCATTTATAACCCAGATTCAAACACATTTTATAATGGCAGCAAACGCGCACTCGACGTCTACATTAATGGCCTTTTAAATAATACCATTTCGCTTGACACACTAACAAATCCAAAAGCGGATGCCGATTCACCGCCATACATTACATACATGGACGCTTCCATGAACCACGTTACTACAAATGGAAATCAAGTCGTCGTTGGAGATAACCAATCGACAACATCCATGAACGGAACAATATCCAACACCGCATTCATTCAACACGGTTGTTCGCCTCAAGAGGTTCTCAGCATTTTTAATCAAGGAGACTCCGGAAGCATTTTGGAAAATTTGTTATCCTATAAACTTCGCTTCAGTTTTATCGAAAACAATAAAGAAGTGAAAATATATGACTTTCCATAGTATTTAACATTTAAGGATTATTTTTTTATTAATATAAACATAAATATATATTTATATTATTAATATTATGAAAATATGTATTATTACTGATTTTCTGAAACCGCAGTGTCACGGCATTGCTATTCGATTTGAAGAATATATTGAAAATTTAAGATTGTTGGGACATGAAGTTATTGTTTATGGGCCGTCAAACTGTCCAACATCAAATAAACATCTTTATAGTATAACAAATCGGTTTAATCCTTCAAATCGCATTTGTTTCCCAACTTTTGAAATGTGTTATGACCTTATTACTAATAATTATGATATTGTTCATATGGTTTATCCAGCCGCTTTTTTTTCATATGCAGTTTTTATTATTCATTTTTTTAAATTATTTAAAATAGTAACATCTAATCATGTTATGATGAATGATTATGGAAAAGTGTATTTGCCATATCCGATTTATTTTATTTTATATTATATATGTAGTATATTTATATATCTTCCTCAGTTACTTTTTGTTGATAAAATTCTTGGACCATCGTCTCATAGCGATTTTGATGTAGGGTTTAAAAAAAAAATAGAAATAATTCCAACCGGAATAAATTTATCAAAGTTCACTCCTTCTTTTAAAAAAAGAGATAATATTTTATTATATGTTGGAAGGTTAGCGCTTGAAAAAAATTTAGATAAACTTTGTCAATCTATTCCTATTAATTATAAGTTACAAATTATCGGCGATGGTCCATACAAAAATGATCTTAAAAAAAAATATGCTTGTGATAATATTGAATTTCTAGGAAAAGTTAACAATGATGAACTATGTAAACACTATCAAAATGCAAAAGCACATATAACATTTAGTGAATACGAAACATATTGTTTAACATTACTTGAAAGTGTTGCTTGTGGAACACCAATCATTTATCCAAATTGCGATGTATTTAATGAAATATATCAAAATGATTTTAATGAATTATGTTTACGACCAGATAATAATCTAATACAAATTCTAAGTTATATTGATGCGAATGAAATTGAGTTACAACATAAATGTAGAAATTATGCTGAAAAAAAATCATGGGTTAACACAACAAAAAAATTAGTATCAATTTATCAGTCAACGTTGGACGAATGTTAAAATACGTGGTTTATTTTGTGTTATTTTCTTATTTTCTTATCTACCTAACACAAAATGAAAATGAAAATGATTATTTATTGCTTATGATTTCATAAAATATGCCATGACTATCGATTTTTTTTCATTAACAAATTTGGGTATAAAATTTTGATTGAGTTCTTTTTGTAATACCGATTTATCACGCAACACGTCTATCCATGTTGATGGTGCAAAATCATATAAATCTGTAAACATGTCGGTTATAATTTTAATTATCCAT